GCGACCCCCTTGTACTTTTCTGTGAAATGTTCATAGTACGCTGCTTCAGCTTTTGTTCTGCCATATCCTGTTGCGCCGTAGAGTGGAGCAAACGTATGCGCCTTCGCATCCTGTCTACTCGTAGGCTGACCAGCATCACTAATAACTTTAGCGGTATATGAGTGTACATCAAATCCATTACGTACTTCTTCAATAGCAACTCCATCCTGTGATAAATATGCGGCGGCCCGAAACTCAAGCTGTGCCATATCAGCTTCCATTATCTTACCACCATCGAATCGTGACACAAATACTTTCTTAACAGGAAACGTGCCGCCACGAGGCATGTTCTGCATATTAGGATTAGCACCTGACAAACGACCTGTCGATGTGCGGTGTTGTAGTAGGCTTACGTGCAGTACATCATCTGTCTTAGTATAGTTAGCTATACCATCAACGAATGATGAGAGATAGGTATCAACTGCACTTAGTCTGCGTACCTTAGATAAGAAGTCTACTGCACTATCCATACCCTTAGACTTAGCACCAGCCTCTAACAGTTGTAAGTTTCCCTTGCTTGTACTGAAACCATTAGCACTAGCCCACTTAGCTGTAGGTGGCTTGAACTTAAAGCCAGCATAAGTAGATGTAGGATTGAATAGATACCCAGCACCACCGCATGTAGGACACTTACTAGACTTAGCAAATGGCTCACCATTTACCTTTGTCTTACGTATGTGACCGCTACCTCTACACTCGCCACATTGTACAGCTTCTGTTTTGTAAAGCCTTTCTGTATTACCTGCAATGAGGCTACGGAAGTCTGCATCATCCATGTATGGGTCAATCTGACTAGCCCAATACTGCTTGTCTATAACCTTACGACCATAGATAACCCAAGATAATTGCTCTGGGCTATTGAGGTTGATAGGTGTATCACCCATTATATAACGTACATGAACTTGAAGCTCATCAAGTAACTGACGTTTCTCTTCTTCAAACTCCTGACGCACAGCATCTAATGCCTTTCTATCTACCTTGATACCACGCTGGTATATACGTGCTAGGCATACAGCTACTTCATTAGTCAGTGTAACTGTAGGCATCAGTGATGCATCGTCTTCTTTATTAAGTCTGTATATAAGTTTATCACACAACTGCTGAGTAGCATGAATATCTGCACTAAGGTACATACATAATTCATCGTGTGGTATTGTACGTGTACTGTATCCTTTCTTATAATACTCCTTGAGTGTGTCCTGCTTCTTAGTATCTAACTCGTACCGTTCAGCACAAGCCTCAAGAGATAATGGTTCCTTAATACCACGTTGCAACACATACTCACCAAGCATTGTATCAAAGACAGGCCCATCATATATAAAGCCTGATTCCCACACCCACATAAGGTCATATGCTGCATTGTGTGCAATGAGTACAGTAGCTTTGTCTAGTGCATCCTGTACTATTTTATACCCATCGGGTGTAGCTTCCACATCATTGTGGTCAAAGGTAACAATAGTTTCTTCACCTGTATCTGTAAGCAGACCAATCATAGTAAGTGAATTGTCTGGCTCAAAAGGGTCAAGATGTAACTTACCGTTACGCTCTGTTGTTGTATTCTCTACGTCTAGTGTTAGTTTCATATAGCATCTCCTAATTCGTCTATCCGTAAATTATAACAATCAGCACGAACTGTAAAGTTATTTGATGGGTCAATGTCACCTTTTTTCATAAAGGTAGCGGCATTAAAGTACGCATCCTTTTCTGACACACCTAAAAACCAGCCTACCGACAGGTCTTTAAGTACACGAACAAATGCATAGGCATCACACTTTTGTTCGATATTAAATGCGGCAATACTACATTCGTAGTGTGGCAAAGGTGTAACAGTTGTTTGCTTTGTCTTAACGTCAATACGCTTGTCACCTACCACTATATCGTAGTCGTATGTATTACTCCACTGACCACCTAAAACTTTCAAGGTGATTTGTTCTCCAATAAATCCAGCAATGCTACCAGCCCCATTTAGAATAGAGTTGTTTAGCTTACCCATTTCACTTGCTTTCTCATTAGCGGCGGCAATCATGTCTTCTGTTATTTCTACTTTAATCATACTGTGTACCTCGCTGTTTGATATTCAAGATTACAATGTACACTACCGTGCCACCCTGTTAATTTATTCTTAACAATATTTAGGTGACGCTGTACATCTTCTTCATCCTGCCCTTGTACTGGTGGATTCTTAGCAATAAGAACCATAAGGTCAGCTTCAGCCGCCTTACCAGTACGACTACCTTCCATCATACTTTGATTAAGAATAATCTTACCTTCTGCATCTGCAGATAGCTGAGACATATAAAAGACAGCACACTCATGCTCTTTAGCAATTTGTCTAGCATGAATAGCATTAGCCTTTAGTGCCTCATCTGGACGAGCAAACCCGCCTGACTTAGCAAACTTATCGCCCATGTCTAACAGTATGATGTCAGGCTTGTATGCCTTACACACAGACTCTACCCAGTTCATATCACGACCTGTAGCATCCTTAATCTTAATACGTTCTTTAACAGGTGCATACAACTCACGTGCCTTTGTAGGATTCTTCTTAACCTCTTGCATAGTCATACCAGTAGCCGCTGTAAGGTATCTGGCACCTACACGGTGGTATCCTTCCTCATTACAAAGGATGATGCAGTTAGCACCTTGATGTGCAAACCCGCCGGGTGCCGCAATCAATGACGCATGAAAGGATGTCTTACCTGTATTAGGTCTAGCACCTACCTCAATCAAGTGACCTGCATTAACACCTTCAACCTTACGTGTGAGGCTGGCTATGTTAAACGTCCAACGCGCCTCAAGGTCATTACGAGCAAGTAGTGTTTCAATGTCTATGTCATCCCACTCAATATTTAAGTTAGGTGTAAAGTCATCACCATACTGCTCAAGTATATTGCGTATGTCATTAAGTGAGTTAGCTGTACCATTGACCATATCAAAGCCAAGGTTAGCAACGTCTTCACCAATCACCTGCTGAAATAGTTTAGACAACACCTCTTGTGCAATGTCTGCACCCATAGGCTGTTCCTTCTTAACCAAACGGAACAGAGATGCATAGGCTTCCTTCTGTGCTGTAGTAAGTGTTGGGTTGTTAGACATGAACAATGCTTCAATCTCATCGGGTGTAACTGTACGCCCATATAACTGCATTGCTTTGTCTAATACCTGCTTAATCTTTCTTACTTCGGGATTAAACAAGCGGTCAGGACACTTAGCACCACGATGTTCATCGTAAAACTCCTTGTCCATCAAACTTCTAATTAGTGATAATTCCATATAAATTCTCCATATCTTCAGGGTTACGATATTTAAAGTCATCTTTTAATCTTAGGACACGAACATCGTTCACGTATCCCTTTAATTGTTTTGCCATTTGTATTGTCTTCGGTAACGCATCGGGGTCTAATGCAATTACTGCCGTTGAGAACTGTGAGAGATAACCTTTATGCGAATCAGATAACGATGTACCTAATAGCGCAACCCCGACAAAGGAACCGAAACCAACAACGGCTGCACTCACACAGTCCTCAACAACAACAGCGACACTACCATGTCCTAATACGTATGGCAAGCTATTATTTCCATACCGCTTCCATTTAGGTATTCTCTTACCCAAGGAACGACCTGTAGCATCAACAATCTTTCCGTCATGTACAACAGGAAACACAACCCTGTGTTCCTTAACATCATACATCAGTGACAGGTTGTCAGCATCAATACCCCACTCAGTACACCATTCAATAACTTCTGGCTTGTCTCTGTGTGGTACGATGTAGGTAGGTAGCACAAAGTCATCTAAGGCTCTCTGTGAGGCTCCTGCAAGGCTCTTACGAATGTCATCTGATGTAAGTCTCACCCTAGTGCCCCCACCTACAGTACAAGATACTTTGTAACAGTTCCACATAAGATTACCCATGTTATTAGTAATACTAAATGTATTCTTACCATTACAAACAGGACAGTTAGTTCTTTTAGTATGTCCATTAGGAATGTCATAGTCATTTGGGTTTATCATATATATGTTCCTTTATGTATATAATATATATATTATAATAGTTATATATATATAGTTCGTTGCGGCGTTTGAATGCTTATATCATGCTTTTCTACGTGTCGTCAATGCTAATTCTGCACTCTTTAAAGTATTTTTCATGTATGGTTTTACAGAACTAGGGTTAGCATGTCCTGTAACCGACATAATTTGCCCCATACCGACACCTGCCTCAACCATTTCCGTAACACCTGTACGTCTTAAATCTGCCAGTCGTAGTTCATCAGATAAACCAGCCTCTTGCATCAGCTTACGTGCGTACTTAGGTAATTTAGTAAGTGAATAAGGTAAGTACACACCATTAA